TTTATTACAATTAAATATGAATATCAAGGAGACGAAGAAGAGTATAATCCAAGCTGGGCAGATAGCCGTTGAAGAGTTAATCAAGGTAGCTAAAGAAGCTATTGTTGATTCAGGTGATGATATCACCGCGGACAGACTCAAGAATGCTGCTGCTACAAAGAAGCTTGCTATCTTCGATGCCTTTGAGATATTAACCAGAATCCAAGAAGAGGAGAACTTACTTGAGGGCCGAGAGCCTGAAGAAAAGAAAGCTAACGTCTTTAAGGGTTTTGCTGAAGGAAGATCTAAGTAATGTACGAACAGACATTATTAAAAATAATAGAGCCTATAAAGAAAACCACTCTTACAAGGTTAAATAGAGGTAAGAAGTGGAAGTATGGTTACGATAAAGATCACGACATAGTGGTTTTATCTAAGACTGGCGTTATAGGTGAGATATATGACATACAGGGTTTTAAGATAGCCTTACCTAAACCTACTAAAGTTTTCAAGCACGAAAATAATAAGTGGGGTAAGATAGAGCAACCTAAGGAGTTAAGCCGTTTAAAAACTATATTTGACTGGAGAAACTATCCAGACGAACAAAAAGAGAAGTGGCATGACTATATAGACGAAGAGTTCAGGCGTAGGGACGAAGGGTTTTGGTTTACTAATAACGGTAAACCAACGTACATAACCGGTAGTCACTATATGTACCTTCAATGGAGTAAAATCGACGTGGGTGCACCAGACTTTAGAGAGGCCAATCGGCTGTTCTTTATATTCTGGGAAGCCTGCAAGGCAGATAAGAGATGCTATGGAATGTGCTACCTTAAGAACCGTCGTTCAGGTTTTTCTTTTATGTCCTCTGCAGAAACAGTTAACTTAGCCACTATATCGAGTGATAGTAGATATGGGATCTTATCTAAGTCTGGTGCCGATGCGAAGAAAATGTTTACAGATAAAGTGGTACCTATATCAATTAATTACCCTTTCTTCTTTAAACCTATACAGGATGGTATGGACCGTCCGAAATCTGAGTTGGCATATCGAGTTCCTTCTACTAAGTTTACTCGTAAGAAAATTCAGAGTAATGAGAAGCTAGAGGAGCTCGCCGGTCTTGATACAACGATAGACTGGAAGAATACAGGAGACAACAGCTATGATGGTGAAAAGCTAAGTCTGCTGGTACATGATGAGAGTGGTAAGTGGGAGAGACCTGATAATATATTAAATAACTGGCGAGTAACAAAGACTTGCTTGAGACTTGGAAGTAGAATTGTAGGGAAATGCCTTATGGGTTCCACTTCAAACGCGTTAGATAAAGGAGGTAGTAACTTTAAAAAATTATACAATGACTCAGATGTTTCTAAGCGAAACCGTAATGGACAAACAAAGTCTGGGCTTTATTCTCTCTTTATCCCAATGGAATGGAACTATGAAGGATTTATTGATGGATTCGGATTTCCAGTCTTTGATAATCCACGTGATGGAGAACGACTGGGACCAGACGGTGAATTAATAGATATTGGAGTTGTAGACAGTTGGGAGAACGAAGCTGAAGGATTAAAAGATGATCAAGATGCTTTAAACGAGTTTTACCGACAGTTTCCTAGAACTACAGAGCATGCTTTCAGAGATGAAAGTAAAAACAGTATCTTTAACTTAATGAAGATATACGAGCAGATAGACTACAACGAAGGTAGTAGACATGCTGCTCATACTACGACTGGAAGTTTTAGTTGGGTAAACGGTATTAAGGATTCTAAGGTGGTTTTCCACCCAGATCCAGGTGGAAGATTTAAAGTTAGTTGGGTTCCCCCATCTCACTTACAAAATAAACAAATAATAAAAAATGGTGTTAAGTTCCCAGGGAATGATCACGTTGGCGCGTTTGGCTGTGATAGTTATGATATTAGCGGTACTGTTGATGGCAAGGGTTCAAAAGGATCACTTCATGGACTAACAAAGTTTTCTATGGAAGACGCGCCTTCGAGTACGTTTTTCTTAGAGTATATAGCAAGACCCCAAACCGCAGAAATATTTTTTGAAGATGTGTTAATGGCATTAGTATTTTATGGTATGCCTTTATTAGCAGAGAACAACAAGCCAAGACTACTGTACTATTTGCGCCGAAGAGGTTATAGAGGGTATAGCATGAACAGACCAGACAAAACTTGGAAGAAGTTATCAGTTGCTGAAAAAGAAGTGGGTGGTATACCAAACTCAAGTGAAGATATTAAACAAGCTCACGCCTCAGCTATAGAGATGTACATACAAGGACACGTAGGACATTTAGGTGAAGGTAATTACGGTACTGTTTACTTTAACGAGTTGTTAAACGACTGGGCTAAGTTTGATATAAACAAAAGAACAAAGCACGATGCTTCTATAAGCTCTGGTTTAGCTATTATGGCTTGCAACAGACATTTGTATGCCCCTAATGCTAAAGTAGAAAGAAAACCGTTAGACCTGAATATATCTAAATACAACAACAAGGGATTTAATTCCGAAATAATAAAGTAAAATATGGCTGAGTCAGTACATGTTAATTTTCCAAAGCAAAACGTTAGCGATGACGAAAAGAACTCTATTGAGTATGGAGAGAAAATTGCTAAAGCTATAAGCGCTGAGTGGTTTAGTAGAGAAACTAGCGCTAGTAGGTATACTACTAATGCAAATGATTTTCATAAACTCAGGCTGTACGCTAGAGGAGAGCAGTCTATACAAAAATATAAAGATGAGTTATCTATTAACGGTGATTTATCGTATCTTAATTTAGATTGGACACCGGTACCTATTATATCTAAGTTTGTTGATATAGTTGTTAACGGTATAGCTGAAAGAACTTATGACGTAAAGGCTTTCTCTATAGACGCTGGTGGATCAGAAAAAAGAAACAATTTTATAGACACTGTTACTGGTGATATGCAAATGAAGGGGTTTGATAGCTCAATGATGCAGGAGTTAGGTGTTGATACTACACAAAGTAGCATGCAGGTTCTACCTGAATCAGATGAAGAGTTGCAGCTATATATGCAGTTGCAGTATAAGCAGGCTATCGAGATAGCGGAGGAGCAAGCTATTAGCGTTTTGCTAGAAGGAAATAACTATGAATTAATTAAGAAAAGATTTTTTCATGATTTAACAGTTTTAGGTATTGGAGTTGTTAAAACAGGGTTTAATAAATCGGAAGGCGTCGTAGTGGATTATGTTGATCCAGCTAACGTCGTTTATTCTCACACTGAATCACCTTATTTTGAAGACATATATTACGTTGGTGAAGTTAAAGCTTTACCGATCAACGAATTAGTCAGAGAGTTTCCTCACTTAACAGATAGTGAGATTGACGAAATTGTAAGCAAAAACAACAAGAATAATACTTATAGATATAATTCACGAAGTAGTCTTAGGGATGACAACATTGTGCATGTGCTTTATTTCAATTACAAAACCTACAATAGTGAGGTTTATAAGATTAAGCAGACAGGAAGCGGAGGAGATAAAGCTATAGAAAAAACCGATAGGTTTAACCCTCCGGAAAACATGGACGGTAACTTCACTAGAGAAGCTAAGAAGCTGGAAGTTCTTTACGATGGGGTTATGGTTCTTGGTTGTGATAAAATACTTAAGTGGGAGTTGTCTAAAAACATGATTCGCTCTAAGAGTGATTTTAACAAAGTTAAAATGAACTACAGTATTGTAGCTCCTAGGATGTACAAAGGTAGAATCAAAAGTTTAGTTAGTAGAATAACTGGTTTTGCTGATATGATACAGCTTACTCATCTCAAGCTACAGCAAGTTATGGCTAAGATGGTTCCAGATGGTGTTTATTTAGATGCAGATGGTTTAGCCGAAATTGATTTAGGTAATGGCACTAACTATAACCCACAGGAAGCTCTTAACATGTTCTTTCAAACTGGTAGTGTTATAGGTAGAAGCTTCACCTCTGAAGGTGACATGAACCCTGGTAAAGTACCTATTCAAGAAATACAGTCTAGTAGCAAAGGCGCTAAACTACAGTCTTTGATACAGACGTATAACTATTACTTGCAGATGATTCGTGATGTCACTGGTCTAAATGAAGCTAGAGACGGTAGTACACCTGATAAAAACGCTTTAGTTGGAATACAAAAAATAGCCGCAGCTAACTCTAATACAGCTACAAGGCATATCCTGCAAGCTGGATTACTTCTTACAGCTGAAACAGCTGAAAAGTTATCATTAAGAATATCTGATGTCATAGAGTATTCACCTACTAAGAAAGCTTTTATTGAGTCAATCGGGCACCGCAATGTAGCAAAATTAGAAGAGGTATCAGAACTGCATCTACACGATTTCGGTATTTTTATAGAACTATCTCCTGACGAAGAAGAAAAGCAGTTGCTAGAAAACAACGTTCAAATGGCTCTTCAACAAGGTGGAATTGAACTAGAAGACGCTATAGATATTAGAGAAGTAAAAAACTTAAAGTTAGCCAATCAGCTACTAAAGATAAGGCGTAACAAAAAAATAGAACGTGACAGACAGCAACAGCTAGAAAACATACAGGCTCAAACACAGTCTAACCAAGCCGCTGCTCAAGCTTCAGCTCAAGCAGAAGTTCAAAAGCAATCCGCTATTACACAGAGTAAAGTTCAACTGCTTCAAGCTCAATCACAGGCTGACGCTCAAAAGTTACAGTTAGAGATGGCTGCTAAAAAAGAACTTATGGGACTTGAGTTTCAGTACAACATGCAGTTGAAAGGTATTGAGGTTAGTGGGCTCAAAGATAGAGAGAGCCAAAAGGAAGATAGAAAAGACGAAAGAACAAAGATACAAGCATCCCAACAAAGCGAACTTATAGACCAAAGAAAAAGCGGAAAACCACCTAAAAAGTTTGAATCCGCAGGTAATGATACTATAGGTGGTGGATTTGGCTTAGAAGCCTTTGGGGCGCAGTAAATTATTAAATAACTATTATATTATATTATGGAAGAAGTAAAAAACGAAGAAGTGATCGAAGAGGTTACTCAAGAAACACCTCAAGAAGAGGTTGCTGAGGAGCA